AAAAAGAAAAATAAAGAGTTAGTTAAAAAATTTACAGGTAGATTGATGGGAGCATCTGCGGGTAAACGTTTAAAAAAGAAATAAACCATGACAACTTCAGGATCAAAAAACTTTGAACTAGATGTTTCAGACTACATCGAAGAAGCTTTTGAAAGATGTGGGGTTGAAGTACGCACTGGTTATGATTTAAAAACAGCGAAACGCTCACTAAATCTATTGTTAGCTGATTGGGCAAATCGAGGACTAAATCAGTGGACAATTAAACAAACCACAGTAACATGTGTGTCAGGCACAGCAGACTATACGCTAGATGCTGACACCATTGATATTTTATCTGTTGTTGTAAGACGAGATAATACAGACTATGGTATTGAAAGATTAAGTAGAGACGAGTATTTAAATATTCCAGATAAAACAAGTACAGGTAGACCTTCACAGTTTTTTCTTGATAGACAAATAACTCCAGTTTTAAAGGTTTGGACAACTCCTGAAAACAGTACCGATCAACTTATCTTTGACCGATTGGTCAGGATAGATGATGCCGATACCTTTACTAATACTATGGAAGTGCCTTTTAGGTTTTATCCATGTTTAGCAGCAGGATTAGCTTATTACATTTCTATTAAGAAAGCACCAAATAGAACACAGTTTTTAAAAGCGATATACGAGGAAGAGTTTGAAAGAGCTATGACAGAGGATAGAGACAGAGCATCCTTTAATGTTGCACCAAGCTTAGAGTATTATAGGGTTAATTAATGTCAAAGTACGCTGTCGGTAAAAAAGCTTTTGGAATATCAGATCGTTCTGGTTTTCGCTATCCACTTCATAGGATGAAAAAAGAGTGGACAGGAATGTTGGTAGGGTATGATGAGTTTGAAAGAAAGCATCCACAGTTGGAACCTAGACGTAAGTTTTCAGATGCTCAAGCCATAAAAAACCCTAGACCAGATAGAGTTGAACCGTTGACAGTAGCAGTGGGTGTTCCTTTAGTTATGGGACCAGCGTTTAGACCTACTATTGCAAACGGACAAATTAGTGCTGTTACCGTTGATGCTCCTGCAGGTGTTTCACCTGATGGGGTAGAGGGAACAGGAAATGTTGGATCAGTTACAGTGAGTACACCATGAGTTTTACATTAGCCACTTTAAAAACAGCAATACAAGATTATGCTGAAAATGATGAGACTACTTTTGTTAATCATCTAAATGATTTTATTAAAGCAGCAGAAGAACGAATATTTAAAAACATTCAGTTAAGTTTTTTTATAAAAAACAGTACAGGGTCTATGACTTCTTCAAATCAATTTTTAGCTGTACCAACGGATTACTTAGCATCTTTTTCGTTATCTTTTACTAATGCAAGTAATGAAAAAGTATTTTTAGATTTAAAAGATACAGATTATGTTCAGTCATATAACCCTAACCCTAGCACAACAGGAACCCCAAAATACTACGCTGTTTTTGATATTAGTAATTTTATTATTGGACCGACTCCAGATAGCAATTATGCTGTAGAGTTACACTATTATTACCGTCCTGCAAGTTTAACAGCAGGAGCAGAAAGTGGTACGACATGGTTAAGCACTAATGCACCATTTGCTTTACTGTATGGTAGTTTACTAGAAGCTTACACTTACATGAAAGGTGAGCAAGACATGTCTGCTATGTATGAAAAAAGATTTACTCAAGCTCTTACTGAATTGAAGATGTTGGGTGAAGCAAAAGAAACAACAGACCAGTATAGAACTGGAATGGTTATTAGACCAAAACAATAGGGGATTTTTATGTTTGATATGCAAGTGGGTTTATCTAAAGATTTTAAAGTTGATGTTAAAACCACAGAAAACAGAGGGCATAGTATTGAAGAATTAGCGGAAAGATGCACAGATAAAATAGTATCTGTTTCTGATCATGCTAAACCTGAAGTAAAAGAACAAGCACATGCTTTTAAAAAACATATCAAGCAACTTATAGAACTATACATGCAACAAGCTGTTAAAAGTGACAGAACAACCGTGTATAATGCTATAATAAATGCTGGACAACCAAAACTTGCTGAACTAATAAGGAGATTATAACATGGCTTTTTCAGGCAACTTTATGTGTACGAGCTTCAAAAAAGAATTATTGGAAGCTAAACACAATTTTTTAAACTCAGGTGGTAATACATTCAAACTTGCAATGTACACTAACAGTGCGTCATTTACTGCAGCAACTACTGCATATACTACTAGTAATGAGGTATCTGGAACAGGATACAGTGCAGGTGGTGGAACTTTAACTAGGGTAGACCCCTCGAGTTCTGGAACTACTGCATTTACTTCATTTAGTGATTTTACTTTTTCTACAGCTACAGTCACAGCTAGAGGTGCGTTAATTTATAATGACAGTGCATCGGGTGATCCGACTGTTATAGTTTTAGATTTTGGAGGAGATAAAACTTCTACCGCAGGTGATTTTACAATTCAATTTCCGACAGTTGATGCGTCAACAGCTATTATAAGAATAGCGTAAGGAGCCAATAAATGGCTCTTGTTTTAAAAGACCGTGTAAAGGAAACTACGACCACTACGGGTACAGGAACAGTTACTCTAGCAGGAGCTGTTACAGGGTTTGATGCGTTTTCTGAAATAGGAAATAGTAATACAACTTATTATGTCATAGCTCATCAAACAGCAGATGAGTGGGAAGTAGGTCTTGGAACATATACGTCTTCTGGCACTACTTTGGCTAGAACAACGGTTTTATCTTCTTCAAATTCAGGTTCAGCAACCAATTTTTCAGCAGGAACTAAAGATGTTTTTTGTGCCTATCCTGCGGGTAAATCTGTAAATTTAGATGCAAGTGGTGACGTAACAATTAGCACAGGTTTTTTACGAGCAACAGAAGTTGAAGCATCAAATGGAATAATGGCAAACGCTACCACGGTTTCTGCTAATTACACCGTTCCAACAAATTATAATGCACTAAGTGCAGGACCTATTACTATAGATTCAGGAATAACAGTTACTGTGCCATCAGGTTCCGTTTGGACTGTGGTGTAAATGTTTTTTTCTGACACCCCATTTGCGTCCGCACCTTTTTCATCATTAGGTGGGTTATCGGTAAATATATCAGCCACAGGTGTTTCAGCCACAGGTGGAGTAGGTAGTGTAACGGTAACAGGTATTGCCAATATTACGGTTACAGGAGTAGCGGGGACAGGAAATGTAGGTAGCGTTACGGTCGTAGCCGAAGCTAATGCTCCCGTTACAGGTTTAGTAGCAACAGGTGGAGTAGGCAGTCTTACTGTAACAGGTGTCGCTAACGTAACTCCTACAGGAGTAGCGGGGACAGGAAATGTAGGTAGCGTTACTATTTCGGCTGATGCAAATACTACTGTTACAGGAGTTTCAGCTACTGGAAATATAGGTAGTGTTACTATTGATGGAGAAGCTAATGTACCTGCTACAGGATTAGTAGCCACAGGTGGAGTAGGCAGTGTCACCGTTGCTGCAGGATCAACTACTGTTATTACAGGAGGTCTTCAATCATTAGGGCTTACAAATGCAGTAACGGTGAAAGCTAATGCTGATGTTGATGTTACGGGATTAGAAGCTAGTGGACAAGTTAATGGAGTTGTGGTATGGATAACAGTTGTGCCAAATCAAACACCGAGTTATAATGAGGTAGTTCCATCTCAAAGTCCAACATGGACAGAGGTAGAACCTGAACAAACACCAAACTGGAGAAGAGCAGCGTAAATGCCAAGTACATATACTACCAATTTAGGTATTGAAAAAATAGAAACAGGAACCCAAAGTGGAACTTGGGGGGATACCACTAATACTAATCTAGATTTAATCGATGAAGCGATTAATGGAATTGTTACCGTAACTTTATCTTCTGCGGGTAGTTCAGGTTCACCAAATACATTACCTATTACAGATGGTTCAAGCTCAAACGGTAGAAACAAATATATAGAATTTAATGACGGTAGCGATTTAGGTGCTACTGCGTATGTGCAACTAACACCAAATGATGCAGAAAAGATTGTGTTTATTCGCAACAGTCTATCTGGTAGTAGAAGTATTATTATTTTTCAAGGCACATACAATGCATCAAATGATTTTGAAATACCTAATGGGAAAGATGTAGTTTTAAAGTTTAATGGTGGTGGAACAGGTGCAACGGTTACTGTTTTACAAGCTAATGAAAAAAGAACAGGCTCGTTTGAAGTTGATAATTTAAAAATTGACGGTAATACGCTTTCAGCTACTGATACAAATGGTAATGTCAATATTACAGCAAGTGGCACGGGATACGCTGATGTTACAGGCACAGGACAATTAAAACTTCCTGTGGGTACGACTGCACAAAGAAGTGGAAGTGCAGCCAGTGGTATGATAAGATTTAACAGCACCTTAAGTAAGTATGAAGGTTATGATGGTAGTGCTTGGGGACAGCTAGGTGGTGGTGCAACGGGTGGTGGATCAGATGAAGTCTTTGTAGAAAACGACCAAACGGTAACATCGGATTACACAATCGGCACGAATAAAAACGCAATGTCCACTGGTCCAATAACAATTAATTCTGGCGTTACTGTAACTGTGCCATCAGGCAGTAACTGGGTAGTTTTATAAGGAGAGATTAT